AGTTCCCGCGTCGTCAGGAGCTGGGCCTTGGACCACGCCCGCATCCACGCCACCGCCTGCGCCGCTTCCAGATGCTTGCAGACCTTTCCGCGCTTCGCGTGATCCGGACACGTGCACGTCATCGCCCGCACGTCCTGTCGATACCCCTCGCCGTTTCTCGCCCACGACGCACACCAGTACTCACCCGGGGCCACGCGCACGGGCACCTGCGGTAATCCTCTTGACATCGCGCTGTCTCCTCTCGTCACCGGATCTAGGTTGGGCCTACGGTGACATGCTCAGTGTATCACAGATGAGTTGATATGTCAACCCAATCCTCTTCTTCATACAGGAACCGGCTCCAGCCCGGCCACGAGGAAGACCGGTGCCACCGGCCGCCTCTGATGGCCGGTAGGTTTCCGGCTTCGACCCCGTAGACGAACACCGGGATGACCCACTCCACCGCGATCCGCGCCACCACGAACGCATGCGCGGGCAGCCATCCCCTGCCCACCAGGAACACGACTCGTTCCCCGCGCCGCGGTGCCCAGTACAGCAAGGGCTCCGCGATCACCGGCCCCACGGCGCAGCGCCGGGCCAGTGCCTCCGCGCCCGAGCCGGGACCCGTCACGATCCCCAGTCCTCGCTCGAACGCCCAGTCCACCGCCGCGGCGATGGGCGCAAGGCCTTCCGCGTCCGTCAGCGCGTGCGACCCCCCGACCACGACCCAACCCTCCATGACCTCCTCCTCTCATGCATTTCCCCGGCTTTCCCCGGTTTCTGCGACTGGCAGGACTCTTGCTCGTCCCACGAGTTGCCATACTCTGGTCAAGTAGGGCTCCCCCGCAGGCGCCGTCTTTGCGCCGAGGAGGGTGTTCGACCCTTCGGTAGGGGACACCACGCGCGTGAGAGAGACGACGACCACGGTCTTTGCCCAGCTCCAGCAGGCCGCGTCCGCTCCCGGGGAGCAGGACCTGGCCGCGATCCGCGCGTTCGCCCTCGCCCACATCGCTCCCGAAGACCTGTACATCCGCCGCATGGTGGTCGCCAACGACGCGGTGGACCGCAACTGGGAGCAGTTCACGCCCGCCGTGCTGGAACACCTGGCGGCCACCTTACCCGGCAAAGCCCTTCTCGTTGCCCATGACAAGCGCCCGCTGCCCGTCGGCCTCGTCTACCGCGCCGCGGCCCGTCCGGCCCAACCCGGGGAGGCCGGTCAGACCTCTCTGGAGGCCTGGTTCTACCTGGTCAAAACGTCCGCCAATGAGGACCTCCGGCGCCAGATCGACGCCGGTGTCGTCCGCTATGTCTCTATTGGCTGCACTTACGATCAGCGCCTCTGCAACATCTGCGACTCCGACTACTGGGACTGCGCCCACTGGCGCGGTCAGACGCTGCCGGACGGCCGCGTCGTCACGCTGCGCTACGGCGGTGACCCGCGCCGCTACGAAGCCCACGAGGTGTCGCTCGTCTATCTCGGCGCCCAGCGCGAGGCCCAACTCGCCAAAGCCGCCGGGTCCGGAGATCCTATGGAACTCGACAAGCTTGTCTCAGTCGTCAGCGCTCTGCAGCAATCGGTGGCCGGACTGGTTGAGCGCGTGGAGAAGGCCCTTACGCCCGCGCCCTCGCCCGCCGTAGACGAGAAGCCGTCCGAGGCTTCGGACGTGCTCTCGAAGGACGGCGAGGCTTACCGCGTGGATCTCCGCGCTGAAATCGGGAAACTGGCCGAGCTGGCGAAGTGCGGTCCGGAGGCCCGGCTCCTCTTGGCGGCCATGCCGACCGCTCCGGCCTCGGCGCTCAAGGAGATCCGCGACTCCTACCAGCAGAAAGTCGATCAACTCTTCCCACCCAGCCCGCATGCGTCCGTGGCGAAGGTCGTCACCGACACGGCGGCCGACGAGCCCGAGGCGCCGGCGGGCCCGCCGGTCCACCTGGGCTAGGAGGTAACTCGCCATGCCCTACACGAACCCTCGTTCCCTGCCCGTGGACGACATCGGGCCGACGCTCTCGACGCTCGCCGCCTGCACGCTCGCGGACTACACGGCCGCCGGGACCACCACGCCTGCAGTCGATGACATCGTCCGCATGTCCACCACCGGCAACCATTACGTCGCCCGCGCTGCCGATGACACCACCGCGCGCTTCGGCCGCGTCACGAAGATCGAGAAGGCGCCCTCCGGCTCGGAGCTGGGCTACCTCGTGGTCGAGTGGCTGGACATCATCCGCTTCGTGGAGGTGGACACGGACGACCTCTCCACCGTGACGCTCGGTAACTCGGCGATCAAGGACGGCGACACCAGCGTGCCCAACAACTTCGACGCCGGCGCGACCACGGGCCCGCTGGTCGTCTGGGCGAAGTCCGGCACCTCCGGCGCGGGGACCTGTCTCTGCGCGGTCTGCCCCGCCTAACCGCCAAGCGCAAGGAAGACCATGAACAAAGCGTTTCTTTCGCAGATCGACAAAGGCTTCTACCAGGAGGCCAAGACGAAAGGGATCCACGCGCTGGATTACCTCACGCAGCAGGTGAAGCCGGAGCCGCCCGAGATCCAGAAGGTGGCGGACCGTCTCGGCCGCCGCTTCCCCTCATGTCTCATGGAGCCGGGCGCGCCCTTGGAACTCCACGTCAACGCCTGGGCGCACCGCGTCGCCGGCCTCACGAAGTGCATGGAGGTCGCCGGGATCCGGGGCAACGACACCGTGGAGAAAGCGTTCTTCTCCAGCTCCAACGCTTCGGGCACGCAGGGATTGTTCCCGGCGTACCTGGCGACCCAGATCATCGCCGGTCAGATGGCGGTCTCGCTCGTGCCGCGGCTCGTGGCCGGCGACATCACCATCATGAGCCACGTCCAGGAAAAGGTGACGATCTCCGACAGCAAAGAGACGCGCACGCTCAAGTTCATCGGTGAGGGTGCGGATCTCCCGAAGACGAAGATCAGCCGCACGTCCGGCAGCATCTCTCTGTACAAGTACGGGCGCATGCTCGAAGCCACGTACGAGAGCATCCGCCTCATGCACCTGAACATCCTGGGGCTGCAACTCCAGCGGATGGGCCGGCAGATCGGCATCGACCAGACGGACGACCTCATCGAGACCTGCATTGCCGGCGACGGCACCAGCGGCAGCGCGGTCACGGACACGGACGCGGAGGTGTCGGGGACCCTGGACTACGACGAGCTGATCCGCCTCTTCTTCGCCTTCGACATCGGCTACGAGATGCGGCATGCGGTCACCAACGACACGCAGCTCCGGACCATTCTCAACATGGCCGAGTTCAAGGACCCGCAGGCCGGTTTCAGCTTCCAGCGCACCGGCGTCCTGCCCGGCCCGATGGGCGCCATGTGGCACCGCTGGACTTCCACTGGCGCCGCCTCGTTCTCGACCGACCGGATCCTGGCCGTGGACGACCGCTCGGCCATCGTCCTCTACCGCGAGGGCGACCTCCTGGAGGAGGCGGACCGGCTGATCGACAAGCAGCTCGAGCAGCGGACCATGTCCGAGTGGATCGGTTTTATGAAGTGGGACAACGAGGCCACGCAGTGCCTCGATATCACGACGTAAGCTCGCTTTAAACGCGCCTACCTCCTCCATGCATGGACCTGGCCGGCGACCCCGGCCAGGTCACTCTTTGTGTGGGTGGGACAGATAAATGGCCGACCAGTTCCAGTACCACGCGAAAAGCGACCTGTCGCCGCTCTCGAACGCGGCGGCCGTGACGCTGCACGATACCAACGAGCTCGCGAACTACTCGCGGGCGCTCTGGGTTGGCGGCGCCGGGAACCTGAAGGTCACAACCGTTGGCGGGGACACCGTCACTTTGTCCGGCATTCCCGCGGGAACGCTCATCCCGATCCGCGCGAAGGTCTGTTTCTCCACCGGCTCCACCGCCACGCTGGTCGTAGCGCTATGGTAGGCACGGCGATCGATCCGGTCACCCGCGGCTGCCTCTGGCGTTGTCCGGACACGGGCCTCGACTTCTCGGACTACGGCACGCTCGCGCTCCTGCTCGACGCCGACGAGATCGGCCAGGCGGACGGCACGCGCGTCGCTGCCTGGGCGGACACCTCCGGGAACGGCCGGGATTTCTCGCAGGGAACCGAGGCCGACCAGCCTCTCTACAAGACGAACATCCTGAACGGGCACGCGGTCGTCCGCTTCGCCCGCGCCGGCTCGGAGCACCTGGTCGGCGCATCCTTTACCGAGATCGCGCAGCCCACCACGCTCGTCCTGGTGGCCGCGCACACGGAGTTGACGACGTCCTACTACCCGTTTCTCGTGGACGGCCTGGACGCCGGTCACCGGCACGCACTGCACCAGGAAGAGACCTCAGAGACCCGGATCAACGCGGGCAGCGCCGTCGGACTCGGCGACCCGGCCGTGTCGGGGACCTTCTACTACTGGGTCGTTTCTTTCAACGGCGCCTCGTCCGACTGCCGCCGGAACGGCGCCTCGATTGGCGCCGGCAACCCGGGCGCGCATGGTTGTACAGGCCTGCGTCTCGGCTGTGCTTATGACCTGAACGCCGCCACCATGCTCGGCGGCGACATCGCGCTGGTCGCCCTGTACGAAGGAGCGGTATCCGGCGCCGATCTCACCGCGCTCGAAGCCGCGCTCGCCGACCGCTTCGCTCTTTAGGAGATAACCATGGCTGATCCGATCCGCTCTTTGCCGCGCGGCTGGCTGGCGCAGGCCGAGGTGACCACCGACGAGCTGGCGGCCGGGTCCGTGCGTCCCGGCGACCAGGGCGTCCGCGTCTACAACGACACCGGGTCCAACATCGCCGCCGACCAACTGGTTTACATCAGCGGCTGGGACGCGACCAACTCCCTCCCGGAGATCACGCTCGCCGACGCGGACGCGCAGGGCCGCTACGCCCAGTACGTGACCACGGCGGCCATCGCCAACGGCGCCGCCGGCGTCGTCTACCGCTCCGCCATGAGCGCGGCGACCCTCAACACGAACTCGGCCTCGGCCGTCGGGGACCCGGTCTACCTGCACACCACCGCCGGGGAATGGAGCCTGACGGCGCCGACGAATGCCAGCGCCTGCCAGCAGATCGTGGGCCGGGTGGCCGTGAAGAGCGCCACCGTCGGTCAGATCTACTGGAACCTGGAGAGCGCCGTCGTGCCCCACCGCATCGGCGGGATCAACGGCGTGATCGATGGCTCGGTGGGCTCCGCGACCCTGGCCGCCGGGACCCTGGCCGCTAACGCCACCGGCCGCGCGATCATGGCGGCGGACTTCTTCAACGCGGCGACCGCCGATGACAAGTTCGCGGCGGATGCCATCGGGGAGGATCTTCTCACCGCGAACGAGCTGAACGGCCGCGTGGTGGCCAACGTCGCGGCCGGCAACGTCGTCGGCGGGATCCCGGTGGTCCACGTCTTCACGATCCCGGACGGGGCTTCGGGGGACGTGGACATCACCCTCACCCACAAGACGCGCGTGATCGACGCGTGGGTCGTCTTGACCGCCGCCGGGAACGTGGGCAACACCTACACCGTGAAGAACGGCGCCACCGCCATCACCGACGCGTTTGTGTCCGCCGGCGGCGATCGGGACATCGGCCGCGCCGGCGAGATCGACGATGCGCAGCACGAGGTGGCGGCCGCCGGGACCCTGCGGGTGAGCTATGCGCGGGCCGGCGGGTCGTCCGCGGCGATCGTCTACGTCTCGGGGCTCCGGGTGGCCTGATGAGCGAGAAGACTCTTCCTCTCCGGGGGCAACGCATCACCGTGCGCTGCCTCCGGCCCCCGGTCACGAACCGGGCCGAGCAGATCACCATGTGGAACCAGGGCGACGAAGCCTCTGTGGTCGTCACCGGCTTCTGGGAGGGGCTCATCGAGCGCGGCGACGTCGCCGTCTGTGAGCCGGTGCATCAAGCGACGCCCGCTGTTCCCACCGTCTCCAAAGGACACAAACCCGGCTGTCGGTGTCCGATCTGCAAGCGAAAGGGCTGACATGCCCTATAAGACCTGCCGGGGCAAGCGACGGTGGCGGGAGCCGATCCCGCCGCCGTACCTCATTCAGGACGAGTTCATGGTCGCGGACGCCAACCCGCTGGTGGACCCGCGCATCGCGGAGCCGGGCCCCGGCGTCTGGGACGTCACGGATCTCGACGCGCGTCTCTCCGTGGCCGGCGGCGCCCTGACCATCGTGAACCCCGCTTCCGCCTCCTGGGACCGGACCATGCTCCTGTTGTCGGTCCCGTTCTCGCGCCGGCGCGGCCGCTTCCTCGAGGGCCAGTTCACCCCGACCGCGAACAACCAGGACCAGACGATTGCCTGGCAGAAGAGTGAGTCCGCCCTCATCAACGCCCACGAGGCGGGGATCCGGTTCGGCGGCGGCGGCTTTGTGCTCGTCGCCGACGGCACGGAGTACGTGAACCCGCTCTGGCCCTACGCCGGCGGCACCTCCTACGCGTTCCGGATCTACGATGGCGGCGCGGAGCAGGGGGACTTCTACTACTACGTCCGCGCCACCAGTACCACGAGTTGGAACCTGATCTGGCGCAAGCGAAGCTCGGCGTCGTTTCTCACCGAGCTCTGGGTCGCCCTCAACAACATCGGCCACGACGGCACGATGAGCTACCTCCGGGTAAGAAACGGCGTCATCAAAAACGTCGCCGGCTTCGTGACCCACCCGTCCACGAACCAGGACCTGTGCGGCGCGGCGGACGGGATCCACGAGGTGCAGGTGGAGTGTCCCGCCGCCGGATCACCGGGGCTCGTCTTCCGCAAAGCCTCCGCGAACAACCTGTGGAAGCTGGTCCTGAACCGGGCCGGCAACACGTTGGACCTGGTGGAGCGCAACGCCGGCGTGGACACGACGCGGGCGACCACCGCCTTCACCTGGGTCACGGGCGACACCTATCTCCTGCGCGCCGTCACGTTCGGGGATTACCTCCGCTGCTTCCTGGGCCGCACGGCGGGACCGACCTACACTTCCAGCTTCAACAACACCGCCGACCTCACGGGAACTTTAGCGGACGCGACCTATACCGATCTCCGCGTGGACACGGGAGGGACGCTCCAATGGTAGAACTCTGGCCGGTATTCGTGCCCACCAAAGGACGCGTAGGATCGATCTCGCGGGACATTTTGAGCCTGAAACCGCGACTCGTGGTGGAGCCGCAAGAGGCGGACCTGTATGAGAAGCGCTACCCGAAACTTTCGCGGCTCGTGTTAAAGCACGCGGGAAAAGGCGTCGCTCATGTCCGAAATGTGATCCTGCAATACGGCCGCAGGCAAAAGCTGGACTGGCTCTGGATGCTGGATGATGACCTGTTCGGTTTCTCGCTGGAAACCGCGCCCGGTCCCGTGGCCGCGAAACCGCAGGCCGCGCTCCTCAAGGCGCAGGAGCTCCTCGCCCCCCACGAGGGCGTGGCGATCGCGGGACTGGCGACGGGCTGGCGACGCAAAGATGACCGGCCGCTCTCCTTCAACCGGGACTGTTACTCAGCCGTCGCGCTCCGGATCCCTCTCTTGACCGGTCTCGCCTACCGGGAAGAGCTGCTCCTCAAGGAGGACACCGACTTCACCCTCCAGGTGCTCCACTCGGGCCACCGATCATGTCGCGTGGAAGCCGTCCGGTTCCAGATGCCGCAGCCCGGCACGCACGCCGGCGGGCTGGCCGCGACCTATGCCGCGGACGGCAAAGAACGCGCCATGGCCGAGAAGTTGCTCTCGCTCTGGCCCCAGTACTGCACGCTCGGACCGAAGGCGAAGCACTGTCGCATCCGCTGGGAGGCGTTCGATCCGCAGCCGGCGCCTGTAATGGAGACCCCGGCGGGCTTCCGGCGGCCGCGCTTCTTGACGAGCGGAGGAGGCTATCCGTGGCGTACCTGACGGCGACCATTCTCCAGGAGGAGGCCGCGTGGTGGTTTACCGCGTGGCAGCCGGTGATCACCAGCACCGGCGCGTTCACGACCTGGCTCGGGACCATCGTCACGCGCGCCGCAAAGCAGACCGAATGGCGCATCGGGACCACGGCCTACAGCAACGCCACCGCGCTCGAGCAGGAGATCCTGAAGGAGGCGGAGCTGTGCATCGCCATGTACTACCTGTGCCTGGCGTCCGCCGCGATCGCCGACACCTCGGACGACTCGAGCCAGAACCCGAACATCGCCCACGGCGACAAGCTCCGCGCGGATGCATGGGCCTACAAGGACCGGTATTACGAGATCCTGGCGCCCTTCGACACCGAGACGGGTAAGCCCGGCTGGGCGAAGCCGAAATCCACCACCTCGACCGGGACCACCGAAAACATCCCCGAGTTCGAGGCGGACGTGCAGTATGAGGAGGAGGGCACGCCATGAGGTGGCCATGGTCGCCCCGACCCACTCGCCCGCAGGTCGCGATGGCCACGCGCTCGACGGCGTCCAACCGCCGGAGTCATGCGCCCATGGACTCGCGGCCCGGCTGGTGGCACTCGTCCATGCCGGCGTCCGGTCTCCTGTATCCGGACGATACTCTCCACTCCTTTCTGGAGGAGCTCAGGCGGACCGTGCCCGTGGTGGACCGCGCGCTGCAGGCTCTCACCCAGTTGTGTGGTCACCTCACCTTTGAAGGATCGGAGTCGGCCCGGAAGGACGTGGAGCGCTGGGCGCACACCGTGAAGGTGAACCAGCAGCAGCGCGGGCTGCACGCCTGGATGGAAGGCCACATCGACGCGATGCTCATGTACGGCAAGGGCGTCGGCGAGCTGGTCCCGACGCGGGCGAGAAACGACGTCTACGCCCTCGTCAACGTGGACCCGCGCTCCGTGATCTACAAGGTGACCGACGATCCCCTGGTGCTCGCGCCGTTCCAGCGGCAGAGGCTCCTCGGGGAGTTGGTCCCGCTCCACGCCGAGACACTCCTCGTCTCGATCAACGGCGGCCACGTGGACCGGCCGCATGGGATCCCGCTCTTTCGCAGCGTCCCCTTCGTCGCCCGCGCCTGCCGCACCATCGAGAACGCCACCGCCCAGGTCTGGCAGCGGGTGGGCGCGCCGCCGTTCCACATCAACTGGGAGCCCGACGAAGGCTTTACCGATCCGAACGGGACGCTGGCCGCTGAGGTCCTCTCGGAGCTGAAGGCTAACTGGGACACGGTCATGGACGCGAAGAAGGTGGACACCGCGTCCGTGGTCGATTTCCTCACCTCAGGCACCGTCACCGTCTCCGTGATCGGTCAGGACGGCACGCCGCTCAATATGCAGGAGCCGTTCCGTCTCTTCCTGGAGCAGATCATCGCCTTGACCGGGCTGCCCTCGTGGTTCCTGGGCATGCACTGGAGCACGACGGAGCGACTCGCCCAGCAGCAGGTGGAGTTGATCATCGCCAACATCGAGGCGGTGAGGCGGCAGTTCACCCCGCAGTTGGAACAGGTCTTGGAGACTCGTCTTCAGCTGGTGGGCAAGAAGGGTCGCGTCCGGCTGAAGTGGAGCCCGATCACGCTCCACGATATGACGGAGCAGGCGCGGGCGTGGGCCTGGCGGGAGCAGGCCAGGCAGCGGACCATCAACAACGCCGCGGTCATGTGGCAGCTCGGCTGGATCGACCAGCTGGCCGCCGCCCAGCAGGTGGATCCGGAGATCAAGCAGGTCGACCGATCTCTGGTCAGTCCGCCGATCATCCCCGGCTCGGGCAACGTGATCGTCAGTCCCAACGACGGCTACGATAGCTGAGCCGCGACTATGAAGGAGCGACACACCATGAATAAGGAAGGGGTATCGCCTTTGGCCTTGCTCGGCGCGATCGCCACCTGGCTCGGGCTCGCGCTCGCGGTCGTCACGCACATCAACACCCAGGTGCAGCGACTGGAGGTCCAGCTCCACGCGCATCAGATCGAGATCCACGGCCGCCTCACGAGACTCGAGACCAAGGTGGACGCCTTGATGCACCGCAACGGCGTGCGGCCCCGCGACGTGGTGGAGCGGCCCACCCTACTCTGGACAGATTGACGCGCCGATCTTATACTGGGAACTCACACCCCGCATCGTCTTAAGCCGGCCGCGCCGGGCTTGTTCTCCTTTCTCCCGGCGCGGTCGCCCCTCTTTCCCCCGCCCGGCCCTCGCCCGACGTATTCATGCTTATCGGCAGTTGTCCCCGCCTGTTTGCTATTCGGCGCCGTGCAAATTCTGCTTGCTTCGTGCCCGACGCTCTCCAAGCAACCGGTGTCGTTTCCTGCCGATCAAGGAGTGCAGATATTGCACGTCACGGGAACTGTTCGATAGTGTGTGGGGAGGGTGACAGATAACGTCAGTGACCCGGAGTGTCAGCGGCCAGACGGTCCATCTTCGTGCGACACTCCGGACAGAACCGCAGAACCTGACCCCCGTCCTTTAGATAGCCACCGCGCCGCCGCACCGCGACGTAGCTCTTGCCGGTAAGCTCCTTGCGGCACCAGTAGCACGTCCACCGCTCCCCTCGCTGCTGTGTCTCGTTCATCCCTGCACTCTCCACACCCCGCGCTCGTGCGCCAGCGACACCGGCCGGAAGCCGGGCCCCGCCGGCGCGAACGCAAGACACACCGCATCCGCCCAGTCCGGTGAGACCAACCCGCGCTTGCGCATGTCGTCTTTGGTCTCGACCCGCACACGGCCGCGCGACGAGTAGCCGTAGCGCAGCCCGGTAAGCTGCCCGGTGAGCTTCGACCAGCTCTCGGCCTGGACGACCCGCCCTTCTCGATACCGCTCGCGCAGCAGCCAGTACGCCTCATCGCGCCGCGTGTCAAAGTCATCATTGGTCGGTCGCGCTCCGGACTCAAACCCGACGATCGAGACGCCCTTCAGCTCGGGCGTTCCCTCCCGTTTGAGCTCGTTCAGCCGGTCCAGCACGCCAGCGCCCATGCCGACCGCATCCACCAGGATCCGCGGCGGCTTCTCGCTCCGCGCCTGGTGAACGACCCGGCCCACGGTCTGCATGAGATCCACGCCGCCCCACGCCTCGACCGCAGTGAGACGATCCCCGTTCCGCCGGGCCAGGACGTTCTCGCAGTCGCCATACCGCGCCACGTCCAGGCCCCACACGACATCGCCCTCGGCACCCTCCTCGCGCAGCTCCGCCTCTTCCACCCAGCCGAGCTCGATCAGCGCATCAGCGGCCGCCCTCGGGAACGCACCCAGCACGCGGACCCGGAACGCATCGCTCTCCTCGCCCCACTCACGCTTTCTAGCCTCCGCCCATTCGGGAGTGACCAGGCCTGGATACGGATACGGCTCATCGCTCTTCGTGTGGAAGTTCGGGGTATCGTAGGCGCTGATCGTGAACCGCTGCCAGTCGCCCGCGCTGAAGGCCCGGTGGAACTGACCCTGGGGACGCGTGGGGTTGCCGATCAGGAGGAGCAGGCAGTTGGCGGAAGTGAGCGCCCCGTGCAGGACCTCGAACAGACGGTCGGGCACGCCGCTGGCTTCATCCACCACGATGAGGACATTGGGGGAGTGCAGGCCTGCCGCCTTCTCCGGCTCGGTGGCGGTGAACCCCAGCGCTCTCTGCTCCTGCCCGGCATCCAGTCTTGTGACCAGGCAGCGACCCGGGAGCACGCGCTTGGCTCCCTTCCACAGACGGTTCACCTCTTCCCACAGGACTTCTCTCACCTGACGCGCTGAGGGTGCGGTGGTGAGGACCAGGGAGGGAGAGAACGCGTAGACGAACCACAAACTGGCACACGCAGCGACAAAGCTCTTGCCCACGCCGTGCGCTGACTTCACCACAACCTGACCCACAGAAGAACGCTGACCCTCTGAAAGCCGAGCCGCGCGGCCCAACGCGCGCAGCACCTCTGCCTGCCTGGACCACACGCGAACCCCCAGGACGTCCGAGCAGAACGCTTCCGGGTCCCCGGCAAATCCCTGGAACTCGTGGGTGCCGCTACCGGGGATCTGGTCGCAGAGCGAGGCGAGTAGTGCGTCGGTCGTGGAGAGCGCCGCGTATTCGGGCGGCAGTGTCCGGGTCGGCCTGCGCGATCGCATCGAGCACCTCCCTCTGGAAAACCGCGACTTCCTGGACGTCGTGGAGCCGCTCCGCGAGTTTTACCGCGACCTCCACGTGCTGCCGGATGTTGGTCAAGGTCGAGAGCAGGAGCGTGCGCGGGTCGGCGAAGCGGCCCTCAATCGAGACCAGGAAATCCTCCGAGTTCAGCAGATCGCGCAGCGGTCGGCGCACCGGCGGACCGCCGCCGGACGTCGTGATCACCTCCAGGTCGTAGTCGTGCGGGCCGACGTCGAGCGCTTCTGCGTCCTCGGGATGCTCCAGCAGGCGCAGGCACGCATCCTTCAGCGCGTAGAGCGTGGCGACGTTCGCGTTCAGCGCCTCGAACGCGCCCAGGGTCTGGGAGACGACCTCCTCCGCGCGCGCGGCAGCGGGCGCGGGGAGGTTGCGGCGCAGCTGGCGGATGCGCCAGCGCACGGCGTCGTCCGAGACGCCGTGACGCTCGGCGATCTCCGAGGGAGTCGAGCCGCGCTCCAGAGCGAGGAGCAGCTCCGGGTCACTGACGGTGAGCTTTCTTCTGGCTGGCATGAAGTTCATACTCGGCCGTGACTCGCACGAGCGAGAGGGAGTCACGGGAAAGCCGGGTACGCTTCAGCCTGCAATCAGCCTGCCAGACGCACAAATGACCGTAGGACGTGCCAGATCCCGCGAAGAAGCGCGAAGAGCAGCGAGAACGCGAGCACAGGCACGCAGAGGAGCGTCAGGCCCTCGACGAGGTCGAAGTAGGCTCGCGTCACTCGGTCGAGCCGGCCCCGGGGACGACGGACTCCCAGCATCGCTGGATCTCCTCTCGCAGTGTCTCCACAAGCTCCTCCCGGATCGTGGAGCGGAACTGGATCCACTCCTTCTCCAGCGCCTCGCGGTGGGCGCCGTGGCCGGCGAGGACGCGCTCGAGCTTGCCCAGGCGATCGACGACGTTGACGAGCGCCTTCTCCAGGTCGTAGAGGCGTCCGTCGCTGGGCTCGAACGGACGGTTAGCCATCGTCTTGCCTCCTCTCCCGACACGCCGAGAGCCGCTGCTCGCACAACTCCAGGCGGTAGACCATGGACATGACCGTCTTGCGGATCGACTCGGTCAGCTCGGCTTCCTCCACCACTTTCTTCTCCAGGGTGTGGATCCGTGCCGAGAACTCGTACAGGATCGAGCTGAGCATGTCCGCGATCTCACGCGTCATCGTCGTCCTCCACCACGCGGACCATGTTCGGGACGGGCACGTTGAGCAGCTTGTCATCGAACGCAAGCGTCGCCTGATGCTCGCTCTCGGGCGCCCAGACGACAATGCGGTGGACAAAGACGACGCAGGGGACACCCTCCTCAGACACGCCGTTCCAGGCGCGGACCGGGATGCCGTCGAGCGTCATCACCTGGTGCGTGGGTTCGATCTGCAGACGCATCAGATACCGGCCTCCTTGAGCCGGCGCAGGATCTCGTCGATCGTGTCGTTCACGCCCTGGCGGAAGAACTCGTCCTTCCCTTCCCGCTGGTCGCAGCGGAGCCGGGCGCGGTCGAGCCGGTCCTGCAGCTCGGCCACCTGCGCGCTGAGTCGCTCGACCCGGGCCACGGCGTCGTACAGCTCGCCGAGCGTGTCCGACCAGCTCTGCTCGAGGATATCCAGCCGGGCCCGGTCCAAGGGCGTCTCGTCAGCCATCCTCCGCGTCCTCCGGCCCGGCGCTGAGCGGCGCGCGGCTCTCCCAGATCTCGGCGGGCTTCGTAATCTCCCCGATCACGGGATGCAGTCCCAGGTCCTGGATCAGGTCATCCAGGTCCCCGCGCGTGCAGCGCAGCGTGCCGGCGAAGAGACCGTTGATCGACAACCCGATCACCGGCTCGATCGACGGGTCCGCGCTCTGATGAATGACCAGCCGGTAGTACTGGCGTGTTGTCAGCTTGCTCTCTCGCATCGGTTCTCCTTTCGCACGTTCACCGTGAGATCGACCATGCGCCGCACGCGCTCGACGAGACGCGCGACCTGGTCGGCGTTGGCTCCCCCTCGCTTCAAGAGTCGGTCGGGCGACTGGCACGCCGAGAAGTGGGTCAACAGCCCTTTCTCCTCGCGGAGAGACAGGATCAGGTCGAGCTCCTTCAGCTCGGAGGGCAGCAAGGGGTCCACGAGCAGGTCTTTGACGGCCAGCGAGGCGACCGAGCGGACGGCTTTCCGCAGCTCCTGGCGGTCCTCGTACGATTCGCCGGCCTCGCCGTTCTGTGGGGTGCACAGCTCCAAGAGGCGCGCGCAAGAGAGCGACACGCACGGCCAGCCGTAGTAGCGGACCTGGTTGGTCAAGGCGTCCAGGAGGTGGCCCTTGCCCTTCGCCGGCTCGCCCACCAGGAGCACGCCCAGCGTCGGGAGCCGGTCCGCGCCGACGAGCTGGTGCGAGTAGCCGATCACCGGCTCCAGCAGTGCGGCCGCCTTGTCGCGGGACGTCTGGTAGGCCAGGAACGTGTGCCGGCGCACCGGCCCCTGGTGGAATTCTTTGTCCAGCCACTCCTGGGAGTAGTCGCAGCGCAGCGCCGAGAGGCGGGCCTCCATGGCGCGGGCGGTGGCTTGACGCTCCTCGTCGCAGCGGCAGTGCGTCGTGCGCCAGAGCACCCAGCCGTCTTTGGCGTGCTCCGAGCGAGAAAACGGGTTGTAGACCCAGAACCACAAGAGGACCCCGCAGCGTTCGCACTGCACGTCGGGCACGGGGATCTCGCAGGCAATCGGCGGATTATCGATCGCGGGCGGCTGCAGATCCCCCGGCGGCTCCGGTGGGCAGTGGCGATCCAGCAGACGCGACGCAACGCCAACCAGAGGCGGCATCGGATGAGCAACGGGCACAGCCACAGTAACGGCTCCTTTCGTGGGTGAGCGGGCAAGCGGCCCTGAGCTTAGACTAAGTGCGGCGCGCGCGTGCCTGCACATGCGCATGCGCGGGCGGGTTGTACGTACCCGGTCATGCATGCGAGTGTGTGTGTCTTTTGTATATAGCAAGCACACACACACAACACGGTACCAGGTACTGGATTCGAGGCTGAGAAGGGACTGGATTCTCAAACCAGATTCTGTGATGCATACCCCCTGCGCGCGCGGACATGCGCGCATGCGTGGGCGCGGAGGGTTGTACCATGAGTCGCGCGCGGGCGAGGTAACGGGTACTCGCGCGCGCGCGCGGGGGGTATCGCCGCTTCCTGCGCGCGCGCATGCGCGGGCGGTCACGGCGAGGTCTCCTTGAGAGCCGGGAGGAGCTGGGCGCCGATCCACTCGGTGTAGGCGGGCGGGATCGCCTGGGAGAGTTCGGCGCGGGTCATCCAGTCGATGCCCATGGCCTGGCGTCCTGCCGCTAGGGCATTCTTCCGCCCGGCAGCGGCGCCGGTTCTCCGGGAGCGGACTTCGTGTCCGTAGATGACAAAGTACTCCTGGTCATGGCCGGAACATGGCGGCGCCAGGAGCAGGTAAGGACACTCAAACCACCGGTGTCTTCGCACCCGGAGCCCTAAGGAGAGCCCGCAGAGCAGCGCGGGAGAAATCAGCGGCGCTCCCACCACGTTTTCGATCACAAACGGCGTGCCGATCCGGCGCAGGGCGGAGCGGACTGCCGGGACCAGCGCCGCGTGCGCTCCTTCGTTCTTCGCGGCGTGCCGAGTCACGGAATACGCCTGACACGGCGGCGAGGCGTGGATCAGATCATAGTCGCCGAGCTGCACACCGGCGAGGAACTCCAAGGCGTCGGCCTTTTCGAAGGCGAACGGGTAGCGCGGCTGCGGGAGATGGTCCACGCCCAGGATCTCGGTGAACCCGGCCCGGTGGTAGCCCACGGCCGCGCCGCCGGCGCCGCAGAACAGATCGAGCAGCTTCACGGTGAGCCCTCCAGCAGATCGAGTAGGGGCGGAACGAAGTCGCCGGAGAGCAGCGGCAGACCCTCGGTCAAAGGCACGCGCTCGGGCAGCGCGTATCCCTGGCGCGTATAGCGGCGGCAGAGACTGCCGGCTGAGCGCAGGAATCCCTGGGCGCCGAGCCAGCCGGCCCGCACGAGGACGCCCTGCGGGTTCTCGTGGTCCGGCGGGAGTTTCGCGAGCGCCTGCGCCACCGACAGATACGCCGAGGCGCGGATGTCGTCCCACTCCGGGTGGCCGTGCCAGCGGTGCAGGTAGCGGTCCAGGACGCGCAGCACGCTCCCCAGATCAGCACGGGCGGAAAGCTGGTGTTCGGTCATTCGTCGCTCCGGGTGAGGTCGGTGAGGGAAGCGAGCGCGTCTTCGGTCAAGGGCTCGAGAACGAGGCGGTTCACGAGGCCCCGGCCGCGCCGCTCGGGGCTGACCAGCAGATGCGCCTCCAGCTCCGTGAGGTAGGCGCGTAGAGAGCGAAGGGAGCACGGCACCTGGGCCGCAAGCGCCTCCATGCCGTGGAAGAAGCGCTCGTCCTGGCCGGCGTAGAAGCGCAGCAGGCCGTAGACGACCTTCGCCGGCGCGGAGAGGTTCGGCGAGTCGAGCACCGCATTGGGCAGGCAGGTGTAGCCCCGGGCCTCGGCGTCGTCCCGGAACAGGATCGTCTCGCGCTCGGTCATGACAGCCGCGTCCCTTCTCGGCGCATACAGTCCTGGTGGATGTAAGCCGGCTCCTTCGTCTCCGGATCCCACTCACACCGGATCCGGCGCGGAGCCAGGCGGGAACGAGTCCGGACCGAGTAGTTCCACGTTCCGGGCTCGACGGGTCGGCGACACAAACGACAGCGCCACGGCTTCGCGGGCTTTCGAAGCTCCCACCGGAAGCCCAACACCCGCCAGACGGGCCCGGCGTTCATGCCCCGTTCCTCCCCGCGCCGATCGGGGCAACCGGCTCGGCCGCATCGATGAGCGCGCCTTGCTCTTCAACCGGGATCTCCTTCAGGCGCACGGAGAGGTCCTTGCCGTCGGTCCGCGTCTCGGCGCGCTCGATGGCGTTCAGCCAGACCATGCCCCGCGCGCCGCGGTGCCGGGCCATGGCGCGCAGGTGTTCTTTGTCTGGCTCTTCGAGCGGGACCAGCTCCCCGTGGACGTTGGCCCGGCCGGGCTTCCAGGCGCAGGCGTCGGCCAGGCCCGGCGGGATCGCGCTGGAGAGCGTCGAGGCGACGGGAGTCGCGTGCCGGATCAGTTCAATCGGCGGCGCCGGAGCCCGGGGAGGCGAAGGCGCCGCTTCGACGGGTGGGTCGGGACCGTCTTCGGTGAGGGCGGAGAGCACGCCGTAGAGCGCTTCGCTGGCGCATGCCAGGGAGCCGGCGAGGTCCCGCAGGCTTTCGAACAACGGGTCGGTCAGGGTCATCGCGCTTTCCTGGGATTATGACCCCGGAGAATCACGGCCGCCAGCACGTCCAGCGTCGTCAAAATCCGGGGTCTGGGCATGGGGGCAGGCCCTCGGGACCTACCCCCGGAGAATCAGGCTCCTAGAGCCTTCTGACCTGATGCAATTCGGCCTTCCAGAGCGCGAACGCCGGCGCGTGGTCGAAGAGGACCTGGCAGGCGTCGCGGTAGCGCCGGGCTTCCGGCTCACTCTCGGAGGCGAAGAGCAGCTCTCGCTTGGGGCGCGGGCCCCAGGGACGAGAGACGACGATCCATTGGACCGGAGACACGTCCGGCCCGTCGGGCTCCAACACAGCGGTTCATCTCCTCTCTGCGGGGCAAGGGGGCGCAGCGCTTGCCACAACAGGCCCGTTTGCGGTACAATGGAGGCGCCGGCAGACAGACATCGCGCTGGCAACGGGCAGCAGGAGCGTGACAGCTCTTGACGGGCGGCCGCGTGGGTTGGGCCTCACGCGGCCGTTGCCGTCTTCGCTCCCTGCCGCGATCCCCGCTTCCCCCGCGCTTCTTCGACCTTCGCCCGCTCTGTTTGCGCCTGCCGGAGCCAGTCGCCGACCGTGGTCGCGTCGGCGTGGACCTGGTAAGTCGTGGCCAGCTCCAGCGATATGCGGGCGTTACTCAAGCCTGCTTCCTTGCGCTCGACGAGGTACTGCCGCCAGCCGCCGTCGTAACCGGCCTTCGCCAGTTGGTGCGACAGATACCGCTGACGGTGCGTCTCTCGCGCGAGCAACGTTCCCTGCTCTCTCATCGGCCGGACCTCCTGTCTCTCAGTATAGGCGCAGATCCCCGGAATGTCAAGGGATTTCCCGGTGTTTGTGTCCCGGTGGTGTCGGAGTGGTGTCACCGGGAGAGGAGAAGCTTCTGCACCCGCTTGCGGAGCACGTGGGCGACGTCTCGGGCGGTGCGTGGGACAGAAGAGTCGCCGGGCCAGAAGGTGATGTCCCACTTGCCGCGCTGCTTCACTCCGTAGACGCGCTCGACGTCGGCGTGGCTCAAAAGGGTTTTCTCCTGGAACGGGAGCCCGTAGCGTTCCATCAGGCACGCACACACCTGGACCAGGACCTCCATCTGACGCGGCAGGATCGGGGAGGGGCCGGGGAAGTAGGGGTTCTGGCGCGCGCCGGCCATGCCGCAGAGAGCGACGCCGATGCTGCCGGTGTTCAGCCGGCGCGTGTGCGGGAGGTAGAGCCCGATCCGCCGCAGGCCCGGCACCACGCGGCCGCTCTGCTCCACGAGTAGGTGGTAGTGCGCGCGGTCCAGGGCCGAGGCCTTCGGGCCGCCGGCCGTCCAGTGGACGATGATCCGCTCCACGCGGGCCGCGGGCAGCTCGATCTGGGCCAGGGGATCCGCGGGTGAGAGGAGCTGCAGCTCGCTCACGAGTTCGTGACCTTCGTCCACTTCACCGGCGGGCGGACGATCCGGTTCGGCAGTTTGCGCTTGGCGTAGCCGTAGACCAGCTCGACCAGGAGCGCCAGCTCGTGGTCCGCCAGGTCCACACCCCGCTGCCGCAGGAAGATCCCAGCCGCCTCCAGCGAGTGCTTGCGCCGCTCCTCATTGGAGAGGTTCGCAAACTGCGACGCCCACAGGACCACGTCCATGAGCCCTGAGAGCCACTGCGAGTTGGTCAGGACACTCCTGACGATCTTCGGCAGCAGGCGCGCGCCC